CCGATAGTTCGTAAGACAACGCCAAGATTGATGAGTGGGCGATAGTAACCATGTATGGTGCGGATGGGTGAATGTTTAAGGAATTGCAAATCCTCTGGGTATTGACACGCCACAACGGTTATATTATAGCCGGCCATACGTGCTGCATCTACAATCGGCAAATCAGGCCTGCTCGTTATAGCATAACAAATAAGCAGATTAGCAAGATTGTTGATGGCAGTGGTAATGGTGCTGCCAGAATATAAGCGTGGTCGTAGCGGGCGGAGACGAACTCGGCGCTTGGGGTTAGTATGGTCGATGATGCGTATGGGCAATTTACATTGCTCGACGAGCCGCGTAAGACTGTCTCGCACCTCGGGGTCGGGTGCTAGATCGATGAGAGATTGAAAGATGCTCGGCCCGTGACTGGTGTCACATGCCGAAATGTCCAAATTGTACATCTCAACCCCGTTGGCGGTTCTTCTGGAGAAACACGCGTCATCCGAAAAGTACACGAAGGTGAAGTTGCCACTTGGATTTATGAGCTCTGAAAACGCTTGTGTCAACTGTGCGTAATCGGGGCTTTTCACAAACCAAGCGACACCTCCATTCAGTTCGATCCGGGTTTCGCTTTGTGCGCGTTTCAAGTATTCGGTGACTCGGAAACCTTGCAAACTGGCGGTCACTCCTAAGTCGCCGATCATGCGACCGTACTTTCCGGGCTTGGCTATCTCAATACGTTTCAGTTTGTAAAGCACATCTCGAAGCCATAAGCGTCGGTGTATAGTGCCGTCCACTACCATTCGACGGTGAGCGTCGATCCGCAATCGACGTTTTGGGTGAGGATCTGCATAATGCCGCTCTTCTTCAACTTCCATGCCGGCGTAATTATTTAAGGTGGTGGCATAGTGTTGTTTCAACCGTTGGAGCAAAAGGCGAAATGAGCGGCTTTGTACCAGTTGTTGTTGTTGGTACAATAAGGTATTATCATACTTGATACTAGCTTGTCCGCTACGTGGATCTTCGCGACAAGCGGTGAGGCGGCGTAGCGCAAGGCGTTCGCAGTGATTGCAGGCGCAATAGGTGACTCCATTATGCGCGACCGCAGGTCCAAATACTGTTCTGTAACTTCTGTCAGGCTTCGCGGCACCTGGCAAGGGAAACCGTACTTCGCCACGTACAAACCAGCGCTTACCACCAATACACTTAAAGCTGCGATTGTACACGAAGTTTTTGTTAACTTGACACTGGATAGCCATCGTACGATAGATGCCCCACCGCTCGGGGTGGCACGTGCGGTGGGGCCTCTGTGAAAAGTCCGCATGGACTCGGCATCACCAAGAGTGCTACGCAAACGGCGAGCGGTCCTGATGACCATTTGGTTGTGCACGACGGCTAATGTCGCAGCTTTAATTTCGGCATCCGGCCAGATACGTGGCCCGTAGACGGTTGTCAAAACTTGCTCTATCCTGGTTGGAAGGTGTTCAACGAAAGTGTAGTCACTGCGCAAGGCCTCGTGCGCCACGAGGTCTGGCTGGGCTAGGAGGTGTGCCGCAACGTCGGGATAGTGCAACCTCGTCTCGACGTTGTGGTACCCAACCATAGGCCACAGCCAGCTGCTGCGCACTTGGTGGTCAACCATCGCGTGACTATCGTTCGCTTCAACGACGTCACGTAGTAGCATTTGATGGTTGTTTGCGTTAGTGTGCACTCCACGTGAACGTATAATGTAGCGATATGCAGCTTGTGAAGCTGCACGTGCAGCGTAGGTTGCGAGACCCACTGCTGCGGTGGCGCGAAGCTTGTTAGGTAATGGGTGTGTTACTGTTGTAGTTTGGTAGGATTTGATTTGGTGCCTGGGTAATAAGACATTTGCGAATGTGAAATCAGGGGCAACATGTGTTGTACTGCTCTCAAGGACACGATCACGCTGCGCATACAAGGTCGCGGCGGCGACAGCACCACCTGCTAACAACCAGAGGGGCGTGGAATAGTCAAATGGCGGCCGTCCGGTGGTATATATGGAAATAGGTGTTACATTGAGTGTGTGGTTATTAAATAAGGCCGTCATTTTCATGTCCTCGGTGTCTTTCTTCTTGTCGTGTTTTGTTGTTGCTACGCTGCTGCTGCTGTCTGATGATGATGTTGCGCTCGATGTTGATGAACTCGATGAGGACGACGTTTTTGTGGAAGTTGTGCTGTCAGTGGATGTGTGTTCATCGTCAGATGTATCAGGTGTTGGTAGACACTCGTCTCCGGGTTTCAAGGGTGCACCTCTCCTCGGGAACCATATATTAGCCTCCTGCGTAGCGTACTTACCGTTAAGGAACATAGGCACTCGGTGCCCAGAAGGCGTCAAAAGGTTGAGAATAAGCTCAGTGTGCCCCTTCATGCCTGCCAGCAAGAACAGATTCAAGCCATTGCCAATGTCAACTCGGTGTAAGGCGCGCCGGTCAAGTGAGACCGATTGATAACCATCGCGCACGGCACGTACAATGCGAATTGTTAAGTTGTAACGTTCACAAACGCGCACCATGCTCGCGATATGTCTAGCGTTGTCGGTTTCAAAGAATCTTGAACCGGGTGGCCATCTGGCTGTGGCAAGGATCTCGGGTATCGTGCATTTGACTCCGATATGTATTAAGGCTTGTTGGATGGCAATGAAGGTGCATACGTTTGAATATCCTTTGGGTGCTCCGGTTCGACCGTCATTGTGCAATGTGGCTGCAGCAATCAGCTTTCCACCGAGTACAAATCGGCGGTTGCGGGCCTCACGGGCGCGTCGCAAGAGGCGTTGCAGCACGGTACTCCTGGCATTGTGGGCAATTTGTGTTTGCTTGGTAACGGAGCTTGTGTCCAATTTCTGCTGCAAAATTTCATCGGGAGACGCAACACCATCATCACGCATACGTACGGACTTCACGCCAGCAACACTCTCCGCAGGTTGTGCGGGTGTATTAACTGCTGTGTTGCGGCGCGATTTCCTGTTGTGGTTCGTGTGATAATGCTGCTCTCCACTGAGGCACCGTTCACACTCGGCGACGAGTTGTTGCACTCGTACATAGCGGGTACTATGAGAGATGTCACGCGCTTGCGCCTCCGCCACACGGCGAGCACGCCCTTGCAAGGGCGGTCGGCCGTTGGCGGGACGTGCGGCTTGGTGATAATGGGTAGATGCCCCACATCCTAAGGCGCGTGCGCATGGTTCCTCTCCGGGGTTTGGTTCAATCCCTTGTGTGACTAGCTCGTCTCGAGCACTCCGGTGTCTCTGTTCGACCAGCTGTACAGCTTTATCGTAAGCAATCCGAGACACATGCGCGGAGAAAATTGTGCGGTGGACACTAGGGTCACCAGTTGGGTGATCGCGCATAAATATCCGCCCGTACAATGTGTCTCCGGCATATGCAAAGCTTGCATATCGAACGCGGTACAGCCGGCCAATTTCGATGAGGTCTGCTGCAAGTTGAATGTAATCTAGGTAACGATGAATGGTGAAGGTGTATGGAGTTCGTTGTTCAGTGGGTCCGGGGTTTGATTCAATGGTCTGTAGTGATTTAGCACGCAGTGTCGCCAACTGACGGGCGGACAAACGATGACTTCGACCGCCCTCGAATGGCGGCACATACTTGCGTTGTTCCTGGCGTGTGTTGCGTTTGTGTGTATGCCCTCGGAGGTGTTTTGCGGTGAACTTGTTGATGTATTCGTCCTCGTCAACTTCCCTGGAGGTGTAGGGGGACACGGTTCTTAACCTGCTCTCCCCCGCTGGTGCCGTTTTAGGCTGGCCAGTTGTCCCTCGTCTTACAAACGGTTTCTCACCCTTAACCGTGGGGTGGCCCGGTTCCACGCTTACCGGGGCTGCATCACTCAGGTTTCCTCCTCCGCGCTCCAGGAGCGCAACCGGGACCGGGGCCGCAAGACATGGTTGTCTTAGGTTAGCCGGTGGTTGCGCCTCCCTTTGCGAGGCGAGTACTCCCTCTGCGTTCACAATTAGCTCGCTCATCGTGAACCCGACAAAGGGGTCGGTGAGTTTTTCCCAACGTCTAGGGTCCGTGGCACCTTATGGCACTTGGTCCACGGATTTGCCCCGCGATGGACGACGCCGATTGAGGCATTGAATGCCATATCGCCGGGAGGAGGTTGGGGCGAGCTCCAGCGGGTTTCAACCACTGGTGACACGTGTCTCGCATTCAGGACCTAAGCATAAGCTTCGGGGGGGACCATGGGTACTTAAACCCTAAGTCACTTACTCAAACACCTACCACAGTGCGAGGGTGGAGACGCCGTGAACGGTAGTCCGCCACCATTTGAGTACGACCCTTTCGAGGGGGCCAGTCCTGACACCATGCGATGCACCACGCGTTTTTGCGTCCATTCGCAGCTCACTCCTCCAATCGCATAGCCACCACTCGCTCTCAGCCGTTAGGCAGGCTACCTTCTCACCTGCGAGTGTTAGCCCAGCTGCATCTGGGCATTATGGAAAGATATCCAGCGCGTCAAGCAGCGCATCATACTGGAAATCTGTAGGTGTTGTTGGGCGAGCTATGTTGTTAGTCTGATGTGTAAGGCCCATAGTGGTATGATTGTGGAGGGCCATATGAATAAGTATAGTAGTCTGGATCTTGAGTGATGGTATCGTTGTGATGAAATGTGTTGACGTCCTCCCCTTGCAACCAATCGTGCTCCAGCTGTTGTGACAAGGCATATTTCTCGGTCTCGACGGCAGGGGTCAACCCGGGGTCGACTCGCTCAATGATACCGCCAAGACCGGAAGCTATGCCATTCATAACAGTTGCGTACGCCTGATTGCTAAGCGGGGGGTCAACATGTGTGGTAGAGATGTAATCAGAATGATGCATGTTGTAAGCGCCCGGGTGTGATGTCGTGATAGTTGTGTCGGGCGCGTAAGGTGTCCATTCGGTTAGTGGGATCCCGGGTGGTACTCCAGGAGGCCCGCGACCGGGCGAGCCATCGAGGGGAGCAATGCGTCCGCCATGTACCGGGCTGCTCCCCGCAAGGCCCGACGGCGCATTTCCCCCGACACTATGCCAATGGCGCGGGAGGCCGCGTCAACCACTGCAGTAGCAGCCCCGGGTGCTGACAATCGACCCGGGGCATGATTTGCCACAGCTGCCGCAAGGGGACCGACTGCGGCAGGTGCAGAGTGTGTGGGAGTTAATGAAGGCCAGCGACCGATGACCTCGAAGTAGGCTATCACTTCGAAGGAGAACGATGCTCCGGCCACGGCATTTTCGATGAACACTGCGGGGCCCATGCGGTTGACAATGGAGTACGAGCCGGCGGTGGCGTATGTCGTAGTGGCATCTCCGGAGTAGAAGTGGTCGGACTCAAGAAGAGGCATGAAAGAGACGGTGGGTTTATCACCAATGGAGATCTGCGTGTAGGTGGTGCTGGGTATGGCAGTAAGGTCTTGAACAGCATCGCGTGTGGCGGGTAAGCCATTCGTCGGATAGGAGTGCCGATACAGGACGTACTTGCCTGCGGTGTCCAAGACTTTACCGTCATACGCAACCCTAAGGCCGCAAGCAACAAGGCGTGTCGCGCGGCCGGATCCTGCAGCGAGATCCGCCAGGGTAAGAGGTGAATTGTACCCGGCGTAGATGCCGAGTGGCGACCCAGCTGGCACCGTGCCAGTGTTGGCAAAGGAGTAATCTGCCTGGTTGTAAGTGTCGTCGGTGGCAATGATGGCTGGGTAATACACCGGCACACCCGTTGCAAAGATGTCACTAGTAAGCATGCGGTACGGCCAGACAGCTATGCCACCCCGACCAACATTATTGCCTGCGACGGCCGACACCTTAAAGGTGCCGGTCGTACGCACGCGCAATTTGTAGGAGGGGGGTGCCATAGAACCGGGGTAACACACAGGTGTACTAGGGTCAAGATCGAACGGGTTCGACAGGGCGATAGCATAATCGCGTGCACACCGATTAGCCGGTGTGGTAGTTAATTGGGGGACTAATGGGGCTTGGCCACGCAATCTAGCCCCCTTGCCGATGGTATTAAGTAGCCCTTGCCGACTACTGCTAACTTGGCGGGCAGAACGTTTTGGCGCAAGGGTCGCCTTCTTCTTCGTGAGTTTGTTGTTAGTATTCTTCTTAGTGTTGGGAATCGTATGATTATTGTGTGATGTATGGTTAAGTGACCATCTCTCCAGTTGTGTTACAAAGTTTACATCTTCGCTTTGTAAAACCAACCAGTGCCAGGACATGGCAAACGGTCACCCTTCTCCGCTCCGCACTCGCATCCCACAGGCATTGCCTCTCGCCGGTCGTGTATCGTCACGATCGAACCAGGAAAGGACCTTAATCGCCTTCGGGAAGTTGCACTGTTGTTCGGTTGCCGTTATTGTGACTAACGGCGAGTCGTGGGGGAACAAGTACGGAATGGAACGATGCCAGTGATAGCACCGTGTTAGCATATTTTAGCGCCCATTACTGGGGGAGAGCCGATGGTGACTTGTAATCGGCGGTCATGCATATGACGGCAGTGCCTCTCGCAACGACCCCTTACGGGGCGGCAACTGTTCCACATGTGGGCCTGAGTTTCAGGATAAACCTCCACGTGTCGCAAGGGAGCTTCACGTGTTCTCAGGCGGCCCAGGTTGCACGTTCATGGGGCTCACAAGGAGGATCAGAACGTACAGCGCGAGGCGGCTCCACATCGGGTTCGGTTGAAACAAATTCCTGGACCGTTACCTCCAGGCGAAACAACTACCT